TTACCCGCGCATCACCGCCGAAAGTGGGTCAGTTCTGGATGCGCGCCAACAGTCCTCCTCAAAGCGCTTCACGATCTGGCGTTGCGCCTCCCAATCCACCGGCAGCGGGTTGCGCTGGAACCAGATCAGGTTCATCCGGCGGGGCTGCCGCCCGGCCATCAGCAGTTCGAGGATGTCGGGCGCGAGCAGGGTCAGGCGCATCAGCTCGTTGGGCACCGAGGGGTGCAGTCCTTCGGCCCGGGCAATGTCTGACCCACTCTTCATCACGCCGGTGTCCACGAGGTGCTGCCAGTAGAAACCGCGTGCCACCCCCTCCAGCAGCGTCACATCGTGAACGTGGCGGTCGTCGGCGGCCACCCGCCGCGCGCCCCGGCGGCGAAACGTCAGGGGCACGAAGGTTTCCAGTGTGTCGTCCATCAGGCGTTTCAGCCCCGGCCGATCCGTGTTGCCGCCAGAGAAGCCGGGGTCGTCGTAGTCGTCGGCCACGGGAATCCACCCCTCGGATCGCTGGCTGGCGACGTAGGCGTGGCCCGCCTCCTTCTGCGCGTCGATGGAGTTGAACTCCTGGTCAAGCCGTTCATCCGAGGACACCCGGCAGTAGACGGCGCAGCGCTTGCGGGCGCGGGTAGCGGCAATCTCGCTCATCGCGCACCTCCCTTGCTCAGGCCAAAGAACAGCGGCCCAGACCAGTGCGCGCCGGTGATGTGGCGGGCCACCGCCGTCAAGCTCTTGAAATTGCGCCCCTGGTACTCGAACAGCCCCTCGGCGGTGACTGTCACCCGGTGCTCGCGTTCGCCCCATTCGCGCAGCAGGATCGTGCCCGGCGCGAAATCGAACTCGCGCGGCTTGGCCCGCAACTTGATCTTGGAGTGTTTCGCGCCGATGGCTTCCAGGCGCTGGCGGGTTGCGGGCGCAAGGCCACCGAAGGCTTCCTCCTGCAGCTTGTAGGCGAGACGGGACTCGACGTGCGTGCGGTTGGGGTAGTCCGGTCGACGCGGGAAATACCGATCCCACATCCGCGCCTTCGGCTCGGAGACGGAACTGCAGACGGTCGCGGGCGTGATGGCGCAGCACCTGCAGACGATGCGCAACAAGCACGCGATCACCCTGGAGCATCTGCGCTTTGGCGCGCTCAAGGGGCTGATCCTCGATGCTGACGGCAGCGTGATCTACAACCTGTACGACGAGTTTGGCATCACCCCGCAGACTTTCGCGTGGGACATCGCTGCGCACGACAGCGCTTTCGATGTCGGCAAAGCCTGCCGTGAGCTCCTGCGTTACGTCGAGGACAACCTGCAGGGTGAGCGGATGACCGGCGTCCACGTCCTGGTCGGCAAGGACTTCTTCGAAGCGCTCACGACGCACGATGATGTCATCGCGGCCTACGAGCGCTGGCAGGACGGTCAGGCGCTGCGCACGGATATGCGCTCCGGCTTCACCTTCTGCGGCATCACCTTCGAGGAGCATCGCGGTCGCGCGACTGCGCCCGGTGGCACCGTGCGCCGCTTTGTCGAGGAGGACGAGGGGCACGCCTTCCCGCTCGGCACGATGGACACCTTCGCCACGTACTACGCACCTGCCGACTTCAACGAGACGGCCAACACGATGGCGCTGCCGCTGTACGCGAAGCAGGAGCCCCGCAAGTTCGACCGGGGCACCGATTTGCACACGCAGGCCAACCCGCTACCGCTGTGCCACCGACCGCAGCTGCTGGTGAAGCTGGAGATCGCGTGATGGGCCTCGTCGAACAGGTCTATGCCGCCGCTTTGAACGCGGGCCTGCTGCGCGATTGCCGGTGGCAGCCTGCCGATGGCTCGCCGTCGCAGACGCACCCGGTCGGCTTCACTGCGCCGGACGACACCGTGTTCGACGGACTGGCCTCGACCACCGACCACCAGATGTCGTACCCGGCCTCGGTCCTCAAAGGGCTGGCTCCGCGCGACACAGTCGAGATCGATGGCGTGATCTATCAGGTGCGTAGCACCCGGGCCGTGGGCGACGGCTCGGAGATGCGCGCACAGCTCACCCGGGTGTAGCGCCATGTCCGGCAACTCGATCCGCGAACAGATCCTGCTCGCGGTGATGGCGGCTGTCCGACCGCCGGTGGAATCGCTCGGTGCGACGCTACACCGCTCGCCCACGGTGGCCATCAGCAGGGAGCAATGCCCGGCACTGGTGGTGTTCCCCGAGTCCGAATCGATCACCGAACGCGCCAACGACCGCGTCACACGCGAGCTCACGGTGCGCCTCGTCGCGCTGGCCCGCGCGGTAACTCCCGCCATTCCGGAAACCGAAGCCGACCGGCTGATCACCGCCGCCCACGCCGCGCTGCTGGCCGACCGGAATCTGGGCGGCTTGTGCCTTGGCATCCGCGAGCAGGAATGCGAATGGGACGTCGAGGACGCCGATGCGGTGGCCGCCACGATTCCGGCGCGCTACGCCATCACCTACCGGACGCTCGACACCGACCTTTCAACCAAGGGATGACACCCATGACTTCCATCGTTCTGACTCAGCCGCACACCCACGCGGGCCAAGGCCACAGGGCGGGCGAACGGCTCGATGTGGATGGTGGCACCGCCGACTGGCTCATCGCCAACGGCATTGCCCGCCACGACCGCCAGCCCGTACCCGAGCTCCAGCCGCAAGGCGACGGTACGCCCCTCGAACCCAAAACCATCCAACGCAAGGAATCCAAATCATGAGCACCTACGCAAGTTTTCAGGGCCGCGTCTTCCTCGGCAAGCGCGACGAATCCGGCCTGCCCATCGAAGTGCGCTCGCCGGGCAACGTCGCCGAGCTCAAGCTCTCGCTCAAGACCGACGTGCTGGAGCATTACGAGAGCCAGACCGGTCAGCGTTCGCTGGATCACCGGATGGTCAAGCAGAAATCGGCCACTGTGAACCTCACCATCGAGGAGTTCACCAAGGAAAACCTCGCGCTGGCGCTGTACGGCAACCACGTCACCGGCAGCACGGGCACTGTGACGGCTGAACCCATTGGCGGCGCGGCTCCGGTGGTCGGCGACCGCTACTTCCTCGCGCACCCCAAGGTCTCGGCACTGGTGGTGACCGATTCGGCAGGCACGCCCGCGACGCTGACCGCAGGCACGCACTACACCGCCGACACCGACTTCGGTGCCCTCCAGTTTCTGGATACCACCGGCTTTACCGCACCGTTCAAGGCGGCCTACAGCTACGGCGTCGCCACCGAGATCGGCATCTTCACGCAGGCGCTGCCCGAGCGTTACCTGCGCCTGGAAGGCATCAACACCGCGCAGGGCAACGCCAAGGTGCTGGTCGAGCTGTACCGCGTGGCCTTCGATCCCTTGAAGGAAATCTCCTTCATCTCGGACGAGTACAACAAATTCGAGCTGGAAGGCTCGCTGCTGGCCGATACCACCAAGCCCTACGACGCGGTGCTGGGCCAGTTCGGCCGTATCGTGCAACTGTAATGGGGACTGCCATGAGTGATCTGGAAACCCTCATCCCGCAAGCAGTGGAGCTGGTCATCGACGGGGAGCCGTTGGCCATCAAGCCACTCAAGGTCGGGCAGATGCCCGCGTTCCTGCGTGCGATCACGCCGGTGATGCAGCAGCTCACCGCAAGCGAGATCGACTGGCTGGCCCTGTTCGGCGAACGCGGCGATGACCTGCTGACGGCTGTGTCCATCGCCGTCGGCAAGCCCCGCGCGTGGGTCGACGCACTCGATGCTGACCAGGCCATCCTGCTGGCGGCAAAAGTGCTGGAGGTCAACGCCGATTTTTTTACCCGGACGGTGATGCCTCGGCTCGACGGGTTGATCGCGCAGACGAGCGCGGCGGTGGCAGTGACCACGGCTGGTTCGACACCGTCCAGCACCTGATCGAGCGCGGCCACCGGTTGCCCGACATCCTCGACTACACCCTGGCGCAGGTGCGCGGCTTCGCCGCCGCCACCGCGCGGGAGGATGCCGCGCGCGATGCGCGGCTGCTTTCGCTGATCGCCATCGGCGCGCGCGGCGATTCGCGTCACCTCGACCAGACCCTCGACAGGCTCCAAGACCATGCGCATCTCGATTCGCATCGATAGCAAGGCCGCGCAGGCGCAGTTGCGCCGCTGGGGCGGCGAGTTCCACGAGAAGGTCCAGAAGGTAGTCGCGCGCGGCATCGCCAGTGAGGCCGCCGAACTCAAGCAGGACGTGCGCAGCCACGTCGCGGGCCAGATGACGGTGGTCAAGAAGTCCTTCGTCAAGGGTTTCACCGCCAAGGTGCTCGACAAGGATCGGAGTCGGCTGCCCGCGCTCTACGTCGGCTCGCGCATCCCGTGGTCGGGCATCCACGAGCGTGGCGGCTCTATTTCCGGCCGGATGCTGATCCCGCTGCACGGGCGCGTGGGCCGCAAACGCTTCAAGGCGCAGATCGCCGAGCTGATGCGCGGTGGCAATGCCTATTTCATCAAGAACGCCAAGGGGAACATCGTGCTGATGGCCGAGAACATCAAGGAACACGACCGGCCACTGTCGGGCTTCAAGCGTCGCTATCGCAAAGCCGAAGGCATCAAGCGGCTCAAACGCGGCGCGGATGTACCCATCGCCGTGCTGGTGCCCCGGGTGCAGCTCAAGAAGCGCCTGAACGTCGAGCGCATCGTCGCGGGTCGTATTCCGCGACTGACGGCGGCCATCGAAAAACAGCTTCGCGTGGTGGACTGAGATGGCGAACCGGATTTCCGTCCTCGTCGCGCTGGAAGGCGCGGACGAAGGACTCAAGCGCGCCATCACCAGCGCCGAGCGCAGTCTGGGCGAGCTGTCGTCCAGCGCCAAGACCGCTGGCGACAAGGCCGCTGCCGGGGTGGCCGAGGTCAAGGCCGGAATGAACGCCTTTGGCGATCAGGTCGCCAAGGCCAAGACGCAGTTGCTGGCCTTCCTCACCATCAACTGGGCCAGTGGCAAGGTGCAGGAGATCGTCCAGATCGCCGATGCCTGGAACATGATGTCCGCGCGCCTGAAGCTCGCCACCGCAGGCAGCCGCGAGTACACGGTCGCGCAGAAGGAACTGTTCGCCATCTCGCAGCGCAGCGGCTCCTCCGTTCAGGAGACCGCCACGCTTTACGGCAAGCTGCAACAAGCGGTGCGAATGCTGGGCGGCGAACAGCAGGATGCCCTCTCGCTCACCGAAAGTATCTCGCAGGCGCTGCGCATCTCCGGCGCATCGGCCACCGAGGCGCAGTCGTCCCTGCTGCAGTTCGGTCAGGCCTTGGCCTCTGGGGTGCTGCGCGGCGAGGAGTTCAACTCCGTCGTCGAAAACAGCCCGCGTCTGGCCAAGGCACTGGCCGACGGCCTGAACGTGCCCATCGGACGGCTGCGCAAGCTCGCCGAGGAAGGTCGCCTGACCGCCGACGTGGTGGTCAACGCGCTGATGAGCCAGAAGGACAAGCTGGCCGCCGAGTACGCGCAACTGCCGATGACCGTTAGCCAGGCCTTCACGCGTCTTTCGAACGCCTTCGGGCAGTGGGTCAGCAAGCTCGATGAATCGACCGGTTTCACCAAGAAGCTCGCCGAGGCCCTGACGTGGCTGTCGGAGAACCTCGACACGGTGATGAAGTGGCTGGGGCGGATCGCCGAGGTCGGCCTCGCAGTGCTGGTCTACCGCCTGATCCCGGCGTTGATCATCGCGTGGCAGACAGCAGGTGCGGCGGCGGTGACTGCGGCCAGCACCACGGCGGCGGCGTGGGCAACGGCCAACCTGTCGGTGTCGAACGCCATCGCCACGGTCGGCAAGCTGCGCGTGGCGTTCGGGGTGCTCGGTGCGGCCATCATCGGCTGGGAGATCGGAACGTGGCTGTCCGAGAAATTCGAGATCGTCCGCAAGGCGGGCATCTTCATGGTCGAGGTGCTGATGAAAGGCATCGAGCACCTGCGCTTCCAGTGGGAGGTGTTCGCCGCCATCTTCACGTCCGACACTATTCAACAAGCCACCAAGCGCCACGAACAGCGGCTTGCGGAGATGAATCGCATCTTCGCCGAGATGTACGCCGACGCCACCGAAGGCGCGAACGCAGCCAAAGGCGCGATGAACACCGCCGCGACCGCTGCCGAGGAAATCGCCAAGCGGCTCGAAGCCGTGCGCCAGGGCACGCAGGAAGCGGTCGGGCGCGGCATCGAGGCCGTCCACGCTGCCCTGGAAAAGCTCAAGTCCCGGCTCGGCGAGGTCGAACAGGCGGTCGGTAAGGCGCAGGCGCAGGTCAACGACGCCACCGCCAAAATGGCCGAAGCCTACAAAGGGCTTACCTCCATCGTGGAGGCCAACCTTCAGCAACAGATCCAGGCCGTCAAAGCCCGCTACGACCAAGAAAAATCTGCCCTCGAGCTCTCCAAGCAGTCCGAGGCGGCGCAAATCACCCAGTCCACCCAACTGCTCACCGCGGCGCTCACCCAGCAAGCCACGCTGCGCCGTCAGGCGACGACCGAGACACTTGGCCTGATCGATCAGGAAACGCAGGCGCGCAAGGACGCCGCCGCCCGGCAAGGCCAGACCGAGGAGGAGCGCCGGGCCAACGTGCAGCGTGTCGAGAACGACATTCTCGCCACCAAGCGCCAGACCCTGGGGCAGGCGCTCACGGAGTACCGCCAGCACATCGACGCTCTCAATGCTGAAGCCAACCGGCATCTGGCGGAAGTGCAGCGCATCGAGGAAGCCAAGCGCCAGTTGTCGATGTCCACGGAGGAGCGCATCCGCGACATCCGCCGCCAGGGTATGACGGAGTACGAGGCCACCGAGGATCGCAAGCGCCAGATCGCGGAGATGCAGGAGCAGGCGCGCCGGGCGCTGGCCAACGGTGAATTGGAGCTTGCCCGCCAGCTTGCGCAGAAGGCGATGGACATGGCCGCGCAGGTGGCCAGCGCCCAGACCAGCGAGGCTAAGCGAGCCGAAGAGGCCCGCAAGCAGTCCGAGCAGGCGGTGTCGCAGGTCACGCAGCTCGAAGCGCAGTCGCGCGAGGCTTACCGTCGGCAGGAATACCAGCAGGCCACCGAATTGATGCGGCAGGCCGATCAGTTGCGCGCGGAACTGGCGCAGAAGGCCAAGGATGCCGACGCACAGGCTGTGCAAGGCAAACAGGGCGTGCGTGAGGCCATCGACCGCATTCGCCAGTCCGAGGAAATCCTCAACCAGGCGCTGGATGCCGAGGCCAAGGCGCACCAGACCGCTGCACGCGAAGCGCTCAGCGCGCGTGACCAGATCCGCCAGACGCTGGAGCAGACGCAAACCCAGATCGACGACATCACCGCCAAGCTTCAAGACGGTCTGAAACTCACGCTCGATGCCGACACCACGCGCTTCGACCAGGCCATCGCCGATCTGGACAAGGCGCTGGCCGAGAAGGAATACCTGCTGCAAATCCAGGCCGATCTGCAGGAGGCGGAAAAGAAACTCAAGGAATACGAGCAGCTGCTCAAAGAAGGCAAGACGCTGCCGGTCGATGCCGATGTATCCAAGGCCCGGGAGGCACTGGACAAGCTCAAGACCTACGCCGATCAGAACGCGCAGTTCGAGCTCAAGGTGGCAACAGAAAAAGCCCAAGCCGCGATTACCAACGTGGACGGAATGATCAAAGCCCTTGATCGCATCCAGACCGAGTCGCGCCACCAGGTCAGCACCAATGCCGATGCGGCCCGTTCAGAAATCATGAGCCTCAACGGTGCCAATACCAGCAGCACGCACACCATCTACGTCAAAAAGGTGGAGCAGAACGCTACCGGCGGCATGGTCGGCCGGGTGCTGAACTTCTCTGGTGGCGGTGCGGTAGCGCCTGCGTTCCCCCGGATGGCTGGCGGGAATGTGCCGGGCTCGGGTCACCACGACACTGTGCCACGTACCCTGGAGGCGGGAGCCTTTGTGCTTCGCAAGGCGGCGGTGCGTAAGTACGGTGCGGGCAATTTGGCGCGCCTGGCACAAGTTTCCAATTCCGTCGCTCGTTTTGCACGCGGCGGCGCGGTCGGCCCGCAACCACCCAAGCGCAATCGCGAGGTGGTTGAAACCGAGAAGATGATCGAACTGGGCATCAAGGCACTCGGACAGATCAACTACAGCGGAAGCCTGGACGCCAAGGACAAGACCTTTGCCTACTGGATGCCGATGGCACGTACCGATCGGCGGGATCTGGAGAAACTGGTCGACCGTAAGACCCTGACCGCCAACGAAAAAGCCCAACTGGAGGGCATCCGCCAGCGTTGGCGCTACGCCATGTCAACGGTCATCATGTACGGCAAGGACTTCGAACGCGACCTGATCGACTATATGGAGTCTCTAGACGGTCAGTTCTTTGCCCGTGGGGGTTTAGCCAAGTCCGACACCGTCCCTGCGATGCTCACCCCGGGCGAGTTCGTCGTGAACCGGCAGGCCGTCGCCCGCTACGGCGCTGGTTTCTTCGAAGCCATCAACAACCTGAGCGCTCCGGCGCAGGCCCTGGCCGGGCGTGCGCTGGCGGGCATTCAGGGCTTTGCCGCCGGTGGTCTGGTGCAACCCGTTGGCAGCAGCCTGCCACGTCCCTCATTGCCCGAAGGTACGCCCACCCGCACCGTGCGCGTGGAACTGTCCTCGGGACAACAGAAGGTCAACGCCACCGTCGATGCGCGCGACGAAGCGCGACTGCTGCAACTGCTGGACGCCGCCCGCGCCCGCACGGCTTGACCGTGCGCTCCTGTTTCTCTGCCTGAGGGTTTCCCGATGCAACTGAAGAACCTCGACACCGGGGTGGCTCTGCCATTGCCGGACGACTTGCTCTGGAGCGACGAGCACGCGTGGTCGCCTGCTGTCGCCAATGCGTCCTACCTGATCACCGGGGCCTTGCTGATCCAGTCGGCCACCCGGCAGGCAGGTCGGCCGATCACCCTGGTGGGAGCACCCGATATGGCCTGGGTGACGCGTGCTGCCGTCGAGCAGTTGCGCGCGTGGGCAGCGATTCCGGTGGGCGGCAGCACAGGCCGCTTCGAACTGACTTTCGCCGATGGCCGGGTCTTCACGGTCGCTTTCCGCCACCAGGAGGTCGCCATCGAGGCCGAGCCGGTGATGGGTTTCCCGGCGCGCGCGAGCACCGATTTCTACCGACTGACCCTTCGATTCCTGGAGATTGCCTGATGCCCATCCAATCCGGCGACGTGAAACTGCTGAAGTCCGCCGTGATGGCGGACGTGCCCGAAGGCGGCGGTGCGCCCACGGGCCTCGTGATTGCCGATGGCGTATCGAACGCCATCTTCCCCGATATCTCCGAGCTGGATCGCGCCGGAGGCCGTGTCAACCTGCGCAAGAGCTTCGTGCAAGTGGCCACGGATGACACCGACACCTACTTCGGGGCCAACGTCATCGTGGCTGAGCCGCCGCAGGACGAGCGCGTCAGCGTCACGCTGTTTTCCACCCGCAAGACCTTCGACACCCGTGAGCAGGCGCAGACCCGCATCGAGGCCTACCTCAACAAAGGGCCGGAGTGGGCGGGCTACCTGTTCGAGAACCACATCGCGGGCCAGCGGGTCATCCAGCTCTTCCAGCGCCCCAGCGACGCCGTGCCAAACGTCGGCCAGACCCTCGTCCTGATCGAGAACGAAGGACTGCCCACGCAGAAGGAGCAGTACATCCGCGCAACCGCCGTGTCGGTGGTCGAGCGCAGCTTCACCTACAACACCGACCAGGACTACAAGGCGGCGGTCGTCACCGTCGCCATCAGCGACGCGCTGCGCTTCGACTTCACCGGCTCACCTGCGACGCGCACCTTCACGCGCGCCAACAACAGCACCAAGGTACGCGACACGGTGGTGGCCGACGCGGGCACCTACGTCGGCGTCGTGCCGCTGACGCAGGCTGCCAATGTGGGCGACTTCACCATCAAGGGCGCGTCGATCTACACACAACTCGTGCCCAGCGCGCAGACCGAGACGCCCATCTCCTTCGTGCCGCCGTATGCGGCCGCCGGATTGCCGGTGCCGGGGGCCGTGGCTGTGAGCTACACGGCCAGCCACGCCTGGACGAGCAGCGTGAACTTCCACCTGCCGGGCGGCTGTCTGCCGGGGTCGCTGTCCATCGTCACCGATGGCATCACGATCTTCGACGATGCGGGCCTACTCAAGACCGCCAGCGGCACGCTGGGCACCATCGACTACGCCAACGGCATCCTGAGCCTGAACTCCGGCTCGATGTCGGGCAGCAAGGCCATCACCTACACACCTGCTGCACAACTGCAGCGCGCGCCGCAAAGCGCGGAGATCGCGGTCACGCCGGAATCGCGCAGCCAGTCCTACGTCGGCACCGTGAACCCGGTGCCACAACCTGGCACGCTTGCCATCAGCTACATGGCGCAGGGCCGTTGGTACGTGCTGTCGGATGGCGGCAACGGCTCGCTCAAAGGGCTGGATGCCAGCTACGGCGCGGGCACTTTCAACAAGAACACCGGCGCCTTCGTCGTGACCTTGGGGGCACTGCCCGACGTCGGGTCATCGCTCATCCTGACCTGGAACGCGCCGACCCAGGAAACGCGGCAGCCGACCACCGTCCTGAAGGCATCGCAGGCCCTGCAGCTTGCCCCGCCCGAAGGCAAAAGCGTTCAGCCGGGCACGCTCACCATCACCTGGCCACACGAGAGCGGCACGGGCACGCGCACGGCGTCCGCCGCCACGTCTGGCGAGCTCAGTGGAGCCGCCACCGGCAGCCTGAACGTCGCGCAAAACCTCGTGAGCTTCGCACCGAATGTCCTGCCGCCCGTCGGCGCACTGCTGACCGTGGACTACGTTGCGGGCCCCAAGCAGGAAGACAGCTTCGCGCACCCCTCGCGCGATGGTCAGGGCAATGTGCCGGTGACTGCAACCCTGGGCTCCATCGAGCCGGGTTCATTGGAGATCGAGTGGAACACCCTGACGGACACCGCCGTACTCGGGGTCTACACGCTGCAGCAGATTCAGGCGATGGGGCTAGGCCTGTGGAACGGGGTCGATCCCACGCAATACGCCCGCGACGATGGTGCGGGCAATGTGCTGCGCGCAGGCCAAGTCATCGGTAGCGTCAACTACGCCACCGGGGCGGTGCAGTTCCAGCCCGACGTCACGGTCAAGATTCCAAGTCCCGTCTACGGGGCGCAGCGCCTTGGCTGGGCGTCGGGCGTGGGCCAGATGTTCCGCCTCAACTACGGCGGCATCAGCTACGTGGATGCGCCGTCGCTGTACCCGAACGACGAGTCCGGCTACGTCAAGCTTCGCTACAACAGCGCGGGCTCGACCAGCAACCACAGCGAGACGTTCGCGTTCAGCCCATCGTTTCGGCTGGTGCCCGGCGTCAACGCGCAGGTGGTGACGGGCACGGTGTTGCTGGCCATCGCGGGCAGCCAGCCCTGGGGCCATCAATTGTGGGGTGATAGCGGCCAGGGCACGCTGCGCGAATTCACGCCCAGCGGCTGGGTCACGCGCGGCAGCATCAACTACCTCTCTGGTGCGGTGACGCTCACCTCGTGGTCGGCGGGCGCGACCAACAGCATCACGCGCGCCAGTTGCGTGACCACTGTGGGCGAGAACATCTCCAGCGAGTACGTGTTCCGCACCGGTGCTGCGCCACTGCGCCCAGGATCGCTCTCCATTCAGTTCGCCCGCGCGGTGGGTGGAACCCAGACCGTGACGGCAGGCATCGACGGCACGATCACCGCGTCTGGCGTCATCGGCAGCGTCGATTACGACACCGGCCTCGTGCGGGTGCGATTTGGCACCGTGGTCACGGCGGCGGGCAACGAGAGCGAGCCGTGGTTCGACGCCGAGAACGTGCGGCCAGACGGCAAGATCTTCCGGCCAGAGCCGGTCGCGGCCTCCAGCCTGCGCTACAGCGCCGTGGCCTACAGCTATCTGCCCCTGGATGCGGCGTTGCTGGGCATCGACCCGGTGCGCCTGCCCAGCGACGGGCGTGTGCCGATCTTCCGTCCAGGAGGCTTCGCCGTCGTCGGCCACACCGGTCGCATCACCGCCTCGGTCAGCAACGGCCAGACCATCGATTGCGCGCGGGTGCGTCTGTCGCGCGTGCGTGTGGTCGGCCACAACGGCGTGGTGATCCACACAGGCTACGTTACCGATCTCGAAGCAGGCACCGTCACGTTCACCGACGTGACCGGCTACAGCCAGCCAGTGACAATCGAGCACCGCATCGAGGACATGGCCGTGGTGCGCGACGTGCAGATCAACGGCGAGATCAGCTTCACGCGCCCGCTGACGCACGCCTATCCGCTGGCCAGTCCCGGCGATCCGGTCTCTGGCAGTTTCGTCTCCAGTGCGCTGGTGGCCGGTGACCTGTTCGCCCGCGTGAACCTCGTGTTCGATCAGAGCACCTGGAACGGCAGCTGGTCGGATGAACTGATCGGCAGCGCTGCCACCGCCACCTTCAACCACACCCAGTACCCGATCACGGTCACCAATCGCGGGGCGCTCACTGAGCGCTGGGTGGTGCGGATGACCAACAGCACCTCGTTCGAGGTCATCGGCGAGAACGTCGGTGTGATCGCCACCGGAAATACCAGCGCCGACTGCGCCCCCAACAACCCGGCGACCGGGGTGCCGTACTTTCGTCTGCCCGCGCTTGGCTGGGGCAACGGCTGGGCCACCGGCAACGTACTGCGCTTCAACACCATCGGGAGCCAGTTCCCGGTCTGGGTGGTGCGCACCGTCCAGCAGGGACCGGAGTCCGTGCCCGACGACCACTTCACGTTGCTGATTCGCGGCGACGTCGACACCCCTTTTCCATAAGGAATCAATGCAATGGCTGACCTCACCGTCAAATACTTCAACAGCGGCATGACCGGCGCGCCCCAAATCGCCAACAACTGGGGCGATCTGGTGACCATGCTCGATGCGTGCCTGATCAATGGCTTTGCGCTCAAGGCCATCGACACGTTGACCTTCGCCGACGGCATCGCCACGGCGACCATTTCCTCGGGCCACGCCTATCGGCCATTTCAGGTGATCGAGATCGCTGGCGCTGAGCAGACCGAGTACAACGGACAGTTCCGCGTGCTGACGGCGACGATGACCACGTTCACCTATGCGGTGACCGGCACGCCCGTCTCACCCGCCACGACGGCGACGAGTCTCTCGGCCAAGGTTGCCCCGCTGGGGTGGGAGAAGCCGTTCTCGTCGACTCACAAGGCCGCCTACCGCAGCAAGAACCCGCAGTCCCCGCAAAACATTCTGCTGATCGACAACAGCCTCAAGACGCCCAACTACACGACGGGCTGGGCCAAGTGGGCCAACGTCGGCATCGTCGAAGACCTGTCGGACATCGACACCATCGTCGGCGCGCAGGCTCCCTATGACCCGAACAACCCGACGCAGAACTGGAAACAGGTCACCGCCAGCCAGTGGGGTTGGTACAAGTGGTTCCACGCGCGCGGCCCCCAGTACGAGAGCAATGGCGACAGCGGCGGCGGTGAGCGCAACTGGGTGCTGATCGGTGACGACCGCCTGTTCTTCCTCTTCTGCACCAACGCGGCGGGCTACGGCTGGTATGGCCGCAACAGCTACTGCTTCGGGGACCTCATCAGCTTCAAGCCGGGTGACAACTACGCCACGGTGCTGGCTGCCGATGACAACTACTCGGGGATGAGCAACTACTGGAGCTATCCCGGCCAGTTCAGCGGCTACGGGCTGGTCTCGTCCCTGGACTTCACGGGCAAGGTGCTGCTGCGCAATCACACCCAGCTCGGCAACCCGGTGCGGTTTGGGCTCACGTCCCTGAACACGAACAACGGCCAGCAGATCTGCGGTCGGGGCCCGACGCCGTTCCCGAATGGAGCCGACTACAGCTTGTGGCTGCTGCCCACCTACGTGCGGCAGGAGGATGGCCACATGCGCGGCATCCTGCCTGGAATGCTGTGGATGCCCCAGGATCGTCCGTACAGCGACCAGACCATCGTCGACAACGTCGTCGGTCAGGAAGGCAGAAGGTTCCTGTTGGTCAGGACGCAGTACAGCTCGGAAACCGAAGGCGCGCAGATCGCGTTCGACATCACCGGGCCGTGGAGGTAAGCGATGAGCTATCCGCTGAGCGAGTCCTTCGCCACGGCGCCTGCAACCGGCTACACCGCAGTCCTGGGCGGAATGTCCGCGACGCACAACAGCGCGCAGCAATCCATCGACATCTCGGCTCCCAACAGTCAGTCCATCCTGCGCTTCAATGAAGCCGCCCACGGCGATTTCTGGTTCGAGGCCGACGTCGAGTTGCTGACCGACCCAAGCGCCCGTAAGCACATCGGCCTGTGGATGACGACCGGCAATGGTTCCGAGGGCTACCGGTTCGCCCATCTCGATGGCGGTTGGAGCGTTTCCCGCTGGAACAGTGGATTCGGTGACGGGGCTGGGGTGACCGGTGGCGTCAATGATGGGGCGAGGCCCATTGCTGGGCTGGCCGACGTGGCTCCGACCTTCAACGTCGGCCAGCGGTTGACCCTGCGCTGCGAGGTCATCGTCGGTGCCTTGGATGCCAACGGCGTGCCCTGGGCGCGGTTGATCCAGTTCAAAGCGGATGGCGTGCTGATGTTCCAGGTTGGCGATGCAGCCTACCGGGGCAAGCTGATTCCTGGCGTCTTCTTGTACGGAGCCACGGCACGCGTCCACGCTATCGCAGGCGACACCCCGTCTGGTTTGCCCGCTTTTCCGACGACGGTGGGCGTGAACGCCGACGACGATCTCCTGCCCCTGGTCGGGGGCTCGACCTCGGTGCCGCCCAATCCCGCCGCCAACATCGGCGTCAATGCCCAGGTCGACTTGTCGCGTCTCAACAGCCCGTCGAGCAATCTGTGGAACCGAGGTGGTGGCTACGACTGGCAGTTCCATCCGATTCCGAACGGTCGCAAGAACATCCACTTCAGCGGCCACGGATTCATCGTCGGAACGGTCAAGGAGAAGGGACAACCCGACCAACCGCTGGTGCGGCGGGTGCAGCTCATCAGCGAGAACACCCGCGTCCTGGTCGCCGAGACCTGGTCAGACACCGGCGGTAACTACCGATTCGAACTGCTGGACCCGGCGCAGCGATACACCGTGGTCAGCTACGACCACAAGCAGATGTACCGCGCCGTGATCGCGGACAACCTACGCCCGGAGATGATGCCGTGACGCGAGCATCCGCATCTCAGGAAGAGGGCGCAACGCCGTGCTGGCCGCGCCCTACGCGCCGGTGATGAACTTCCAGCAGCCGCAGGCGCGCACGGCGCGGCAGTTGATGGACGACGTACTCACGCTCAACGGCATCCCGCTGGGCTGGAACATCGATTGGGGCCTGACCGACTGGAACGTTCCGGCCGGGGTGTTCACCCAGCAGGGCACGTGGATGGAAGCCCTGGTCGCCATTGCCAGCGCCGCCGGGGGGTACCTGATCCCGCACCCGTCCGACCAGAGCATCCGCGTGCGCCACCGTTATCCGGCTGCGCCCTGGGAGTGGAACACCGTCACGCCACACTTCGTGCTGCCCGTCGATGCGGTGGCCCGCGAGTCGCTACGCTGGTTAGAGAAGCCCGCCTACAACCGCGTGTTCGTGTCCGGCCAGGATGTCGGTGTGCTTGGGCAGGTGAGCCGGGCTGGGACTGCCGGGGATGTGTTGGCCCCGATGGTGGTCGATGCGCTGATCACCGAAGCCGCTGCAGCGCGCCAGCGGGGCATCTCGGTTCTGGCCGATACCGGGCAACAGATCGAGGTGAGCCTGCGGCTGCCAGTGCTGGCCGAGACAGGGATCATCGAGCCGGGTGCGTTCGTCGAGTACCAGGACGGCAGCGCGACGAGGCTGGGCATCGTGCGCTCGACGCAAGTCGAGGCAGGAATGCCGGAGGTCTGGCAGACCTTGGGGGTGCAGAGCCATGCATAACCTCTACGAGCAGTTCCGCCAACTTATCCCTGATCCGCCATTGCAGGCGGGCACGGTGGTGGGCGTCGGCTCCGGCGTCGTGACCGTCGCCTTGCCCGGCGGCGGCTTGATCCGCGCACGCGGCAGCGCTGCCATCGGCCAGAAGGTGTTCGTGCGTGATGACGTCATCGAAGGCGGCGCACCCAACCTGACGCTGGAAATCATCGAAATCTGAAACCCATCTTCCTGATCACCCCTGAACCCGCCCGCGAGGCGGGTTTCGCATTTCTGGAGACCTGCAATGACTGAACCCGAACACCAACCCGCCGCCCTCGTGGAAAACATGCTCCTGCTGCGCCGCGAGGACTTCGACGAACTGCTTGACCGTGCCGCCGAACGCGGAGCCGAGCGTTGCCTTGCCCATCTCGGGCTGGAGAACGGCAGTGCCGCGAAGGACATCCGCGAACTGCGCGATCTACTGGAAGCGTGGCGCGATGCTCGCCGCACGGCGTGGCAGACCACTATCAAGGTCGTGACCACCGGCATCCTGGCCGCGCTGCTGGTGGGGGCCGCCATCAAGTTGAAGCTGATGGGAGGCGTGCAATGATCGAGACTTTGCTCGGTGGTCTCCTCGGAGGTGCCTTCCGTCTTGCACCTGAAATCCTCAAATGGCTCGACCGTAAAGGCGAACGTGGCCACGAACTGGCGATGCAGGACAAGGCGCTGGAGTTCGAGAAACTACGCGGCGCGCAGCGAATGTCGGAGATCGGCGCGGGAGCCGATGCGGCGTGGAATGTCGGAGCCATCGAAACCCTGCGCGAAGCCGTTCGCACGCAGGGCGAGAAAATCGGGATTCGCTGGGCCGACGCCTTGTCGATCAGCGTGCGCCCCGTCATCACCTACTGGTTCATGGCCCTGTACTGCGCAGCCAAGACTGCAGCATTCGCGGCTGCTGTGAATGCAGGCGCTGGCTGGGGCACTGCCATCCTGCACGCCTGGACAGAAGCCGATCAAGCTCTGTGGGCTGGGGTGCTCAACTTCTGGTTCCTCGGGCGCGTGTTTGACCGGGTACGGCCGTGATCGAAGTACCGAAAGCGGCCATCGAGCTGGCCAAGCGCTTCGAAGGGTTTGAGCGTAAGGTGAAGCGTGGAATCGAGATCACTGCCATTCCCTACATCTGCCCCGCAGGCTTCTGGACGATTGGTTACGGCCACCTCTGCGATCCGAAGCATCCGCCGATCACGGAGGCAGAAGCCGAGGCCTATCTGGCGCGAGATCTGCAGACGGCTCTGGCGGCGACGCTGCGCTACTGCCCTGTGCTGGCCACCGAGCCCGAGAGCCGGATCGCGGCCATCGTGGACTTCACGTTCAACCTCGGGGCGGGGCGGCTGCAGACCTCGACGCTGCGACGGCGGATCAACCAACGAGACTGGGGTGCAGCCGCAACAGAGCTGCGTCGATGGGTCTATGGTGGCGGCAAAGTGCTGCCGGGACTCTTCGCGCGACGAGAGGCTGAAATTTCCTTACTGGACACCAAAGTGTAG